CCCGAATCTCAGAAGCTACGGTCAGATCTACTGGTACTGGAAGCAATTTACATCGCTTGGCCCATCTATCAATCGAGCCCACACCACCCTCCTTAGAGAGTGGCGCAGGTTGTCTCTTGATAGACAGGCGTTTAAAAGTACCACCAGATCTCTTGTTTCTTCCTGGTCTACCAGAGGGCTTTCTCTTAACAGTTCCCGCACTTGCCAACAATATTTCTTCCTCAACGAGGATTGTCTCAAATGCGAGAGCTTGGAAAAGAGTTACCGTATCGTAAAGCTCGGGTTCTGGATGTTTGAAAAGATCGTAGCTAGCTACGGTCTTTACAGCCTTCCAGTGATCCGCCGGCTTTACGACACGCTCCAAAGCCCTAGGGTAGAGGCCCATCTCTTTGAATGGTTTCTTACTGTTGAGACCCTTAGCTTGCTCCAATGTTGGAGCCCTGGATACCAGGGCAGCCAACCTAACGCGAAGCGAGCGACCAACAGCAAGACCGCGACCCACGTACCCAAATCCGCCGATAGACACCGGAAGGTGTGTTTCGGCCATTCGGGTAAGCCATGGAAAGCGTGTTACAGCTATCCTCTCTTCTCGTCTCTGCATGACGGACTCAAGAGCCCGGCAGGCAGGTGGAGCCTTCAACTCCACAGAGGCGATAGAGGGGATATCTGCAACAACCATTCGATTGTCGTTTGCGTCGTTAGCCGGCAAAACAAGCTTCTCGCAAGCAGTGAAGGAACTGCGAGAGGAGAATGTCTTGGTTTTGTTAAGACTCTGACCCATGGACTTAACGCGGTTGGAATACAATCGAAGTTGACTCCCGACATTCCCAATAGAGGGATTGTCGGTAGAGACCTTCGATTTACTCCAACCGACCGCGTCATCTCCATGAGTAAGTTTCTTATCGAAAACGGATGTGGACCATCCGTTGGTCCAGCTAAGGACGACAAAAGAAAGAGGTGTGCCCATCGGCGAACCCCTCAAGAATGCTGCTTTATCACCGTTAAAGCTCCAAGTAGCATTCTTTTCCAGCCCGAGACTTCGTTTTGCCATGACGATATCGCTTTCGCGTATATCGCCACGCGCAACGAGGCCTTCGATGGTTGCCTCAACAACGTCGTGGTGAAGTCCATCAGTTGCCTTCGAAAGGTCCAAAGACTGATAGTAACCATCGCTACGTTGTGTTTTGAACGCGGGAGGTGCAGAATTCATCTCTTCGCTACCCCAATGACCGGGAGACCGGCCATTACGGGGCAGAGAAGAGAGAATCCAACTTCCTTCTACAAAGGTCAAGCAATCGGGTACACCAATTACCCGAACTTTGTAGCCGGAAGACAAAAGTGCTTCTGCTTTCATGGAGAAGGGTTTCCCCATCTCCCTGAGAAT